GGTAGCTCGGATGTTGACTTTTGCCCAGATGTTGGGTAAGGGCGGCATGTCGACCCTCCAGGAGTCCATGTCTTACCTCGGTAGGACCGGGGTCCATGGGGCGATGCGCTACGTCGACGATCGGACGGTTTCGGCTATCGTTAACACCTTCGATGACCTCTCCGGTGGCCGCATTGGGAAGTCCCAATTAGGCATAGATGGGTTCCTTCGAAGTCTCCAAGATTTCGGCCAGGGGACTGAACTTAAGCGTCTTCGCTCAGGTACAGCTTTCGATCACGGGAACTCCGTGACGGCCGGTTCTATGGCCACTTTGGATGACTCGTGGACCTCCTTCGCAAGCTACCACGTAGAACGCTTCCAGAACGGGGTTATGAACACCTCGGGCCTTATCCCCCTGCACTCGTACTTCTCGACGCAGGCCTCGCGGGGCACGAACGATATGTTCGCCTCTTGGGCTGCCAAGTACAAGACCATGGACAAGCTACCGAAGCGCCACAAGAACCGTCTCCAGGACGCCGGGATCGACCCGGACGACTTCCAGGAGATCATGGACTTCTACAACAAGGTCGCTGTCAAGAAAAAGCGGCTTGGGGTCACCCAGGTCGAAGACTTTGACATCAAACACCCCGATTTCAACCAAGTTACCCTCAACAAGATCCTTCATGCGGTCACGAGGGAGGCTGAGAACTACGGGATGATCGAAGCGACCTACGGTGCGAAGCTCCAGGGGGGCGGAACGTCCCTCGGTGCCATCGTGACGGCCCTCAAGACGACTCAGTTCGCCTCGGGGACCCAAATGTTGGCCAACTGGGGCAAGTCCACGGCTGAGAACACCGGAAACTTGACTCGAAACCTCCGTCAGGGCAAGATTTCGGGGCCTGATGGGGCGTACAACGACGCTATGGGCCTTGCCCAGAACGGTCAGTACCTCATTATGGCCATCGCAAGTGCCTACGTGTACGCTATCGTGCGTCAAGAGTACGATATGTTCGAGAATGGGCTCTCGGATAAGCAGAAGGCGGAGTGGCGGAGTAACTATGGGAACCCCAACTGGATATATCGGGAGACCATCGACCGCTCCGGGCTCTTGTCGTTGATCCCTCTGGCCTATGACTCGTTAGCGGCTCCCATGATGGGCGCTAAGGACTGGAAAGGGTTCGATACGTCAGGCGTTAAGTCTGGCTTCGGGTCCGCCATTGACGGTCCTGGCTCCGTTATGTCGGATCTGGTGGTCGGGTCTACCCCAATGGGCATGGTCGAGAACTGGACCAAGGCTGCCGATGGTATCGGTAACCACTTGACGGGACAGGCTGTCGATCGGGACAACGCGAACATCCTCAAAGCCTTCTCTAACCTTTGGTACGCCCGGTTGGGCCTCAATGCCTTCCACGAGGCGGTTGATATGCCAGAGGGTAAGAAGCGGAAGTTCAAGCCGACCGCGCCTCACAACACTATGCAACAGGCCCTTTCGGCTAAGCGTAGTACGTCCAAGCACATCGGTGAACAACTTGAGGTCACCTATGACAAGGCCAACAAGTTCTTCTTTGGAGACTAAAACATGGCTTTTGAAGCCCAAGTATCTTACACGGGTGACGGCTCCAGCAATGACTGGACCGTTACCTTTGGGTATCTCAAAAAGTCTCATGTGAAGCTGTTTGTTGCTGGTATCGAAGATCCTACCTTTACCTGGATTGACGGTGCCAGCATCGCAGCCACCAGTGTTCCCGGCTCGGGTGCGGAAGTCCTGATCACCAGGACCACGCCCCGGGACGAACTGGTCTATGAGATACCTAACAGCGGTACCTATAAGGGTGCCGACCTTAACAACCAAGCCCTCCAGGCGCTCTACATCGCGGCTGAAGGTTACGACGCCCTCAACAACACCATCGCGCTGGACACTGGAGACAACAAGTGGGACGCGGACACCAAGCGGATCAAGAACATAGTCGACCCCGTCGCTGCCCAAGATGTGGTGACGAAGAACTATGCGGATACGAACGGGTCCTCCTACGCTGCTCAAGCAGCCACCAGTGCAAGTGCGGCGGCCACGTCGGAAAGCAATGCTGCGACTTCTGCGTCAACTGCTTCAACCGCTGCCAGTACGGCCACGACTCAAGCAGGGAACGCAGCGACGAGCGAAACTAACGCCGACGCAGACGCTACTGCCGCAGCCGCAAGCGCAGCAGCAGCCCTCGGAGACGCAGCCGCAGCCGAAGACTGGGCCATCCAGCCTGAGGACAGCCTCGTGCCCGCTGCCAGCGGTGGTAACGAGGTCGACGAGTACTCTGCCCTCCACTGGGCAGCCAAGGCAGCAACTAGTGCCTCAGCGGCGGATGCGTCCGCTACAGCGGCATCAGCAGCTATCTCGGGGATCAACCCACCGGAAGCACCAAACAACTCCACGGAGCTTCTGAGGGGCGAGGACGGCGTTGCCCTCCACTTCCTCACGCGCGAGTACCGGGTCAATGACTTCGGCTCAGGTGCCCCTCTGGCGGTAGCCCCGGCACTGATCGCCCACACCGCTCCGTTCTCCATGACGACCAACACGTCCCAGACGGTCACGAACCGGGCAGGCGGGATCGAAGCCCTGTCAGCCAACGAAGTCACCTTCGACCATGATGCGTCAGGTGACTCGGTGGTACCTAAGGGGATGGAGTGTGCCGGTGGTAACCACTACATGACCCAGGGGACCATCACGTCGACCTTCAACACCGACGATGACAACTTCACGGTCTATGTCGAGTTTGAAGCCACGACCACAGCTGGTACCCAAGACATCTTCGACATCTACGCCACGTCGACCGTGACCGATGCGTACACCCTGATGATCGACTCGGGGACCCTCAAGCTCGACACTTGGTCTGGCACGGTCAACACGGACACGCACACCATCGTAGGGATCTCAGCCAACACCGTCATCAGGGCAGCCTTCGCTGTCAAGTCGAACGGTTCTGTTGACTGTATCGCTACGGGCATGTCTGCGAAGAACAACACGGGGGTCATCACGGTCCCTGCGGCGGCCTTCACGGACCTCAGGTTGGGCTTCTCGCTCGACGGTTGGATCCGCAAGTTCTTCTACACTAACCGTGCGATGAACGAAACAGAACTCAAACTAGTTTGTGGGATTAGCTAATGTCTAACGTGATAACCTTTGCGCCAACTACGGCGGCAGGGGAGGCTGAGTTTGTCGTCCCCTTCCCGTTCTTGTCGCGGGACCACGTTAAGCTCTATGTGAACGGCGTTGAAGACACGGCAAAGGAATGGGTCAGCGATGGCTCATTCCGCGCCTCTGTCGCCATTCCCACTGGGGCCATATGCGTGGTCAAGAGGGAGACCCCTCGGTCTGCCCTGATTACAACACTACCGACCACCGGGACCCTTAGTTCCGATGACATGAACGAACAGTCTCTCCAGGCTGTCTACGTGGCCACTGAGGCCGCCGATGGGCTCCGTGAGGGGCTTGCCCTGGACGAGGCCACAGAGACCTACTGGGAGGGCGCTCCAGCAGGGACCAACAGGACCCTTAAGGACGTCGTCGACCCGGCCCTGGCTCAAGACGCAGCTACAAAGGTCTACTATGACACAAAGCTCACCACCGAGGCAGCCGCTGCCGCAGCCAGCGTCATCAACGCCGCTAGCTCGGAAGGTAACGCAGCCATTGACGCGGCAACAGCAACAAGCCAAGCTGCGGCGGCAACAACAAGTGCAGCAAATGCAGCACTCAGTGAAACAGCGGCAGCAGCAAGCGATGCGCTCCTCGATGGCATCGAACTCTGGGCAGACAACGCCGAAGAGTGGGCCATCAAAGCCGAAGACTCCCTGATCTCTACAGGGGACTCTGGGGGCAACGGGGTAGACGACTACTCGGCCTATCACCACGGCCAGAAGGCATCAGCTTCAGCGGCCTCAGCGTCAGCCTCTAACGATACTGCCCAGGCAGTCGCAGCGGCAGCTACGCCGTACCTCTCGTCTATCCTCCTGGGGGACGAGCTAGGGGTGGCCTATAACTGGGCCGGTGGCAACGTCTCCGTTACCGGCGAAGATACTCCTGCGTCACACCCGCGTATCTATAACATGACCATGCAGGAGTTTGGCGACACGTATCACACCGCTTGGTACGCCGCTGATAACGAATACAACAACTTCGACCGGTCGGGCTACTTCGCTGACTACGGGACACCGCAGACCCACTTCTACCCGTCCATAGGACACAAAGGGACGACCTATGAAGGTCTCCGGGTGGGCTACTCGTGTAACCGGGCCTGCGCCCAGTTTCTTGGCCTACCGTCCAACCCCGGTAGCTCGACGTACTACGGATCCACGACCAACTGTACCGACGCATCGACTACCGCTGTACAGAAGCTGTTCCAGCGTGGTTGTACCAAGATCACCATGACAGCCTCAGGTGGTGGCCTTAACTACAACACCAATGACCAGATCGGTCGATCAGGGACCTTAGTAACGGCGGGTCGTAAGACCTACGTCACTATGGCCATCCAGTACGGCGACTGGGATAACTTCAAGGTCGAGGTCGACTTCGTGTCCAACTCGACGAACTACAAGTCCGGGACCATTAACTTGAACGCTGGGGGGACCCCGACGTGGTCTCTAGGTGACTTCACCGACGGCTTCATGCTCGAAGGACCTCTCGGGTGGTGGATCTGGGTGTTCGAAGTACCGGCCCAGGTCAGCGACTCGTCACACACTACCGACTTTGTCCGACTCTACTTCACGGACTCGGGAGGCGGCCTCACGCCGTCTGCTGGTGGCGACGGGACCTCGCATGTCTATGCAGGGTACCTCAACTTGGCCTATACGCCTACGACTACCTGTGCCCCTAACGGCACGATCAATAGCGGAAATTCGGCAGCCATCAACATGGAGACAGCCCGTCTCGGCGGTGGTGGTTTTGACAATGTCTGGGGTATGCAGAACTGGGACACGCTGCAAGAAGAAGGGGCCACCTTCTGGACTACCCTGTTCATCAACACACCGGAGTACCACTACCAGACAGGGGAGAACGGTGAAGCAGCAGAAATAGTTGGGTGTCAAGACCTGACGCATCACATCGCGGTGCGGTTTAACGGGCCGAACGAGGAGCTGGAACTGTACATAAACGACAACACTCTAGCCACCCCTTCGTCGCACACGATCGCGAGCTTCACACCCGAACCTATGGACAACGATGGGATGGGCACGAAGATACAGCTAGTCCTTACGTTCAAGGATGACGTGTACTATGTCTACTACAAGATCAACAATGGGGCCAAACAGACCTTCACTGTGACCGAAGTGACAAACACGACTTGGTTGTCTCAAGATGCAAACAACTTCTACCCTGGGTTCTACAATGACGCCGGGAGGCAGCTAAGCGGTACCTTGAGGTTCTCCGGGTACTTCAAGCGTTACATCTCGGCAACTGAAGCCGACAGATACTTAAACTGGGGCTAACCCAGTACAACCCTTAACTCAACGGAGAGCAATAGTGTTCGACAAATTCTTGCACGAACTCTTCCCCCAGGCTCCCTTGACTCTTGTCTTACTCCTGGCTCTGGCGTTCTTCTTCCGCACTTGGAAGCGGGACACAGACCAGGAGGTACAACGATTGCGCGATAGGCTCCAGGAGAAGGACACTCAACTCCGGGAGCTTACTCGGACGTTCGACTCATTGACCCTCTCGCTAGAGCTACTGCGGGAGAGACTAGGTAAACCATGAAGAAACCCAAACAGCCTTCTACGGACAAGGTGATCGAGGAAACACGCCTCACATCTGCTCGCGCCGATCGCGCCAGTGTCCGATTGAAAGAGGCTATAGAAAAGCTCAACGCAGACCTGAAAAAGAAACAGGAACCGGAGTATGCCTACACGATCTGACCGGATGGAAGAACTGTTCGATCGGCTGGCCGAGGTTTTCTTAGAGAAGCTGGGGGATCCTAAGTGTCCTCCGGCTACCCTCTCAGCCATCGTGAAGTTCCTACAGAACAATGAAATCACTGCAATCGCCACGGACGATAGTGCCCTTGGGGATCTGCGGGCAGCAATACCGGATGAACTATGGACCAAGATAGAGACCCAAGAAGCCTCCTAAAGGAGTCCTTCGAAGCGTTCCTGTTCATGGTCTGGAAAGAACTTGCTCACCCCGACCCATCGGGGGTGCAAAACGACATTGCCAACTACCTGCAATATGGACCCAACCGTAAGGTCATCATGGCCTTCCGAGGGTGCGGCAAGTCGTACATTACAGGGGCGTTTGTACTCTGGCTGCTCTACCGGGATCCGACTCTTAACATCCTGGTGGTATCAGCTTCCAAGCAACGCGCAGACGAGTTTAGTACCTTCTGCCTTAACTTGTTGGAGAGAGCATCATGGCTACAGCATCTGAAGCCTCGGGAAGACCAGCGACAATCGAAGATCGCGTTCGACGTGCGTGGAGCAGTGAAGGCCTCACAGTTCCCCTCTGTCAGATCTGCCGGGATCACCGGTCAGATCACGGGCTCACGAGCGGACTACATTATCGCAGACGATGTCGAGATCCCCAACAACTCTGACACTGAGGCAGCCCGGGAGAAACTAGAGCAGCAGGTCACGGACTTCGAGAACATCTTGAAGCCGGTCAAGCACGCCTCTATCATCTTCCTCGGGACACCACAGACCGAGTCCTCCATCTACAACAAGCTGAGCGATAAGGGCTACACCCTTCGCATCTGGCCAGCTAGGTACCCTGGAGTGACCGAGAAATATGGGTCGAAGCTTAGCCCCTGGATTATCCAGGAGCAAGAAACAGACCCGGACCTAGTGGGCCACTCCGTGTGGCCCCAAAGGTTCACCGATGAAAACTTACGGGGACGTGAGTTGGCACAGGGGAAGTCCAACCACGCCCTTCAGTTCATGCTGGACACGTCACTCAGTGACATGGACAAGTACCCCCTGAAGCTAGAGGACATGACCGTCATGGACCTCAATCCAGCCAAGGGACCCACAGAGCTTATATGGACCTCTGACCGGAGCAAGGAGCTAGACCTGCCCGCCATAGGTCTCTCAGGAGACAGATACTATGGACCAATGCTGCAACCGACCGAGTTCTCGGAGTACACCGGATGCGCCATGTTCATCGACCCTTCGGGCCGTGGTAAGGACGAGACCGCCTGGGCCATTGTGGCTATGCTACACGGAAATCTATTTCTACTGGATAGCGGTGGCCGCAAGGGAGGCTACGATGAGTCGCTACTTGACCACCTACTTGAACGAGCTAAACAGTATGGAGTCAAGCGTATCCTGGTCGAACCCAACTTTGGGGACGGCATGTTCGCGCAGCTTCTCAAAGCCCGCCGAGCAGGACGATACGATGTCTTCATCGAGGACTCCAAGTGGGCCAGAATGTCAAAGGAAGCTAAGATCATCGACACGATGGAGCCAATTCTTAACCAGCATCGGCTCGTGGTGGACCGAAGACTCGTCCAGAGAGACTACGAGTCAACCCTCGGGTACCCCATCGAAGAACAGAACTCCTACAGGCTCTTCTACCAGCTAACCCGGATCTACCGGGAGAGAGGTGCTCTGCGCCACGATGACCGTCTCGACGCCCTAGCGGGCGTGGTAGGATACTGGGTGGAGCACATGGCTCAGGACCAGAAGAGGTCCCAAGATGCCTACAAGTCTAAGAAGCTCGACGAGGAGCTGAAGGCTTGGTTCAAGGATAAGACCCCTCAGAAGGGTCAAGTCCCTCATCTACAACGACAATCACGGACTGTCCGTAGGAACATCAAGGTACTTCGTTAATAAGGGGCGCTTTAGGAAGACCCCCCTGTACCTATAGGTATATAGCCTGCGCAGTCTCATATGCATAGCTGACCTAAGGATCCCCCTTAGGTGGCCCTCAAGTGGAGAACCACCAACATGAAAGAATACATCAATCAGGCCAAGACCCTGGTCATGGAAAACAAGTGGGTAGCCCTCGCCGTAGTT